GCCGCGAGCCCCCACCGCGCAGGGCGCCACACCCCGAACACCCCACACCGGGGACACCACCACGACCCCGAGAGAGGAGGAACACCCCATGCGCCGAATCGCCAACAGCATCAACGGCCTCACCGGACGCGCCATCCGACGCGCCCGAGGCGGAGCCAGCGGCAACACCAGCCGCGCCGCATCCGCCACCGGAGGGTCCAGCGGCAACAGCCGATGACCCCTCACCGCGGACGGAACCACCCCGGCAAGACGCCGGGGCCGTCCGCGGACCACCACCTGATCCCAAGACGGGAGAACCTCATGGCCACGGAAACCCAACGCCGCAAGACCGCCGCTGAGAAGCGCGCTGAAGCCCTCGAACTCCGCGCCATGGGCTACTCCTACCAGCAGGTCGCTGACGAGGTCGGCTACGCGTCGAAGGGCGCGGCCCACAAGGCGGTCGCTCAGGCGCTGCGCGACATCCCTCGGGAGCAGGCGGAGCAGGCTCGGGAACTGGAACTCGGTCGTCTGGACGAGATGCAGATGGCGTCGATGAACGCGGCGATGGCCGGTGACCTGTTCGCGATCGACCGGGTCGTGAAGATCATCGAGTCGCGGGCGAAGCTGCTGGGCCTGTACAACCTGCCGGACAACAGCGATCCGGGGGCGGAGCAGGCGAAGGCGGCGCTGCTGGGCTTCCTGCAGATCGCGACGGAGGTCGCGGCCCCGAAGGTGGAGCCGCTGCCCGACGCGGAGGACGCATCGTGACCCCGGCGCCGATGTTCTACGACCCTGTCGGCCCGTGGCACCGCTGGTTCGCCTGGCGCCCGGTCGACACCATCACGCACGGCTGGAAGTGGCTCCGCATGGTGGAGCGTCGCCGGATCCAGTCGAAGCTGCACCTGCCCGGCCCGATCGACCAGGGCTGGCAGTACCGGACTCCCGGTGGCGCTCAGTAGGAAGCAGGTTCACGCGGTTGGCGCGTCGACGGGGCGCGTGAACCTGTGGGACGGCGCGGTGCGGTCCGGGAAGACGTTCAGCAGCATCCTGCGGTTCCTCGCGGCGGTCGCTCAGGCGTCGACGTACGGCGAGCTGGTCATCGTGGGGAAGAACAAGGACTCGATCTACCGGAACTTCTTCGCCCCGATCGAGAACCTGCCGGAGCTGGCGTTCATCGCGTCGCAGGTGAAGTACCGGCAGGGCGCGGCCACAGCCCGGATCCTCGGGCGCCGCGTCAACGTGATCGGCGCGAACGACTCCAAGGCCGAGTCCCGCATCCGCGGCATGACCGTCGTCGCCGCCTACGTGGACGAGGTCACGGTCATCCCGGAGGAGTTCTTCAAGCAGATGCTCGCGCGCATGTCCGCGCCGGGCGCGCAGCTGTTCGGGACGACCAACCCGGACGCCCCGATGCACTGGCTGAAGAAGAACTACCTCGACCGGCTCGACGACCTCCCCGACTGGCGGTACTTCCAGTTCCAGCTCGACGACAACCCCACGTTGACGGAGGAGTACAAGACCTCCCTGAAGCGGGAGTACACGGGCCTCTGGTACGACCGGTTCATCCTGGGGAAGTGGGTCGCTGCGGAGGGCGCGATCTTCAAGCACCTCGACCCGGACGTCGGCGGGCGGCATGTCATCCGCTGGGAGGACTGCCCGCCGCTCGCGCGCGTGTTCGGCGTCGGCATCGACTACGGCACCACGAACCCGACGTCGGCGATCATGCTCGCCCTCACCGCCGAGCCGTCGCCACGGCTGGTGCTGCTGGACGAGTGGAAGTCGGAGCCGTCCGAGTCGCACACCCTCACCGACGCCGAGCAGTCGAAGCGGATCCGCGGCTTCCTCGCCGCGCCGCATCATCAGCGGCACGGCAGGGTCGACGTCCCGTACGTGGTCGTGGACCCTGCGGCGGCGTCGCTGAAGCTGCAGCTCGTGCAGGACAAGGTGCCCGGCGTCACCGACGCGGACAACACCGTGCAGCACGGCATCCAGCTCGTCGCAACCCTGTTGGAGACGAACCAGCTCCTGATCACGGACCGCTGCGCGGGCTGGATCGAGGAGGCCCCCGGATACGTCTGGGACCCGAAGGAGACGGAGAAGGGCCACGACGCCCCGGTCAAGGCCGACGACCACTCCCTCGACGCGGCCCGCTACATCATCACGACCACGGAGCCGCTATGGCGCCCGTACCTGCAACTACTCGACGAGGAGGGCCAGAATGCTGCCTGACCGTGACACGGCCTGGCCCCCGAAGGACCTGACCCCTGTGCTGCATGTCGCCGAGGTGCATGACGCGTGGCTGGTCGGCAACCCGGAGCGGCTGTCGCAGATTTACGGCGGCTTCGCCGCGAACGCGCAGGAGTGGGACATGGTCTCGCAGACCCGCGCGCACGGCATCCGCAACCTGGGTGCACGGCTCGCGTCGTCGTTCTGGGGCCGGAAGCAGCCCGCCCGCGAGGCACGCACTCGCCTGCATGTCCCGATCGCGACGGACATCGCAGAGGTCAGCGCCGGTCTGCTGTTCGGCGACCGTCCCACGTTCATGATGGACGGCTCGACCCGCCTGTCGAGCGTGCTGAACGACATGTTCATGTCGGACACGGCGGTGCAGCGCTTCAACCGCTCCGCCACGATGCAGTCCGCGCTCGGCGGCACGTATCTGCGGTGGGTCATCGACCGTGAGCGTGGCCTGTTCTTCACCGAGCACGACGTGGACACGGCGGTGCCGGAGTGGGAGCACGGCAGGCTCGCCGCGGTCACGTTCTGGCGGGAACTGTCCCGTGACGGGAACGTGGTGTGGCGGCATCTGGAACGGCACGAGCCGGGGATGATCGAGCACGGCGTGTACCGCGGCACCGGGGCGAACCTCGGCGTCCGGCATGACCTCGCGTCCCGGTCGGAGCTGGACCAGCAGTCGCAGAACACGCTGGACCAGATCGCGGCGTCCACGATCGACGGTGACGTCATCCCGACCGGGCTGGACCGGCTCACCGCGATGTACGCCCCGAACAAGACCCCGAACTTGGAGTTCCGCAACCGGGGCGCGCTCGCGTTCCACGGACGCTCCGACTACGCGACGGCGGAGGACATCTTCGACCAGATCGACGAGGCGTACTCGTCGTGGATGCGGGACGTGCGTCTCGCGAAGGGTCGCCTGATCGTCCCGTCGGCGTGGACGCAGAACCTCGGCCCCGGCAAGGGCTCGTCGTTCGACGAGGACCAGGAGATTTTCCAGTCCGTCGACATGCTCGGGAAGGGCGTCACGGAGGGCACAGCGTTCAACGCGACGCAGTTCAGCATCCGGCACGAGGCGCACCGCGCCACGATCGAGGAGCTGACCCGCACCGCGCTGCGCCGTGCCGGGCTGTCCCCGGCCACGTTCGGTGACGACGCGATCCCGGTGCAGATCACGGCGACGCAGACCATCGCCCGCGAGAAGGTGTCGAAGCGCACCAGGGCGACGAAGATCCGCAACTGGACGTCGGAGCTGCAGGAGTTCGCGGTCACGGGCCTGCTGCTGCAGCGCGAGCACTTCGGTGGGCTCCCCACCCCGGACGGCCTGCCGACGATCGAGTTCGCGCAGGAGGCGCAGGCGGATCAGGAGTCCCTGGCCCGCACTGCTGGGCTGCTGCGCTCGGCGGAGGCCGCGTCGACCGAGACGGTCGTGCGTCTGGTGAACCCGGACGCGGACGAGGAGTGGATCAGCGCCGAGGTGCAGCGGATCCAGGACGACAAGGGCGCCACGGTCGAGGACCCGACCGTGGGCTCGGGCCGCTGGGGCGTGTGAGGCGGTGACGCATGGCTCGCCGTCCTGTCCCTGACCCGGAATGGCCCGCGATCCTCGAAGCGATCATCACGGACACCACCGGGGTGTTCGCCGCCGTGGAGGAACGCCTGGTCCACACTGTCGCCCGCGAACTGCGGGTGCTCGATCTGTCGGAGAACCAGGCGCGTCTGGACTCTCTGGCTCGGCTGCGCCTTGCCGGTGAGGACGCGGCCCGTGAGGTGCGCGAGGAGACGGGGCCACTCGCTGAGAAGGTCATCTCCCGCGCCCTCACGTCCGGGGAGTCGTTCGCTGAGGCGTGGGTCCGGTCCCTGCTCGGCGCCGTCCCTGGCACACAGCTGGTGCATGGCGCGCTCGCGTCGGCGCTGCTGGTCCAGGATCTGCACAACCGGTTCGACGACGTCACGAAGCGGATCCTGCGCTGGCCGGAGGACGTGTACCGCGACGTCATCTCGAAGACCACGCCGGGACTGCTGCTCGGCATGGACACGGGCAGGCAGGCGCAGGCGCGGGCGTGGCGGGAGCTGCGCCGCCGCGGCGTGACGGGGTTCGTCGACAAGGCGGACCGGCGCTGGAACCTCGCGACCTACGTCGAGATGGCGACCAGGACGGCGTCGCATCGCGCGTTCACGGACTCGAACCTCGCGACCCTCGGCTCGTTCGGCATCGACCTGGTCACTGCGGTGGGCGGGAAGGGGCAGTGCGAGGCGTGCGGGCGCTGGGTCGGGCAGGTCATGTCCCAGACCGGGACGGGCGCCCGAGTGCTGCAGGCGGAGCACTCGACCCGGGACGGCGTGTACGTGACGGTGCGGGTGAAGGGCTCGGTCGACGACGCGATCGCTGACGGGTTCATGCACCCGAACTGCCGCCACACCCTCGTCGGCTACTTCCCGGGCCTGAACAACGACACCGGGGAGCCGTGGACGCAGGAGGCGGAGGACGCACAGGCCGGGCTGCGCGCCTTGGAGGTCGAGGTGCGCAAGGCGAAGCGGGACCTCGCCGGGGCGCTGAACACCGACGAGGAGAAGGCCGCTCGGCGCCGTGTCCGCGAGATGCAGGCACGGATCCGGGAGCACATCGACGAGACGGGCGAGCCGCGCCGCCGTGAGCGCGAGCAACTGAACTACGGGCACCGCATGGGTGCCCGGTAACCGATGGAGGAAGACCCTCATGACCCACAAGACCACGACCGCTCACCCGACCGCTGTGCTGCGCCCTGGAGCGATGCACGGTCCCGCGGCGCTGCAGGCGCTCGGCCTGGTCCGGTTCGCCGACGACCCGGGCGCGCAGGGCACGGCGCCCGCCGAGCAGGCACCCGCCCCTGCGGGTGAATCCGCTGGTGGCGACGGCGAGCACGGCGGGGAGCAGCAGACCGCGAAGGCCCTCGCCGACCTTGGCGAGGACTGGCAGATGTCGGACCTGCCCGAGCCGGTGCAGGAGTACATCCGCAGCGTCCGCGCGGAGGCGAAGAAGGACCGCACCACGCAGCAGGAGAACGCGGCGCAGAAGGCGCGCGACGAGCAGCTGCAGAAGGTCGCGGTCGCCCTCGGCCTCGCCGACGAGAAGCCCACCGAGGAGACGCTGAACGAGACGATCAGCGGCCTCACCACAGACCTCGCGGCTGCGCAGGAGCGCGTCGCGCAGTTCGAGCGGCGTGACGCGATCACGACCGCCGCCGACGCCGTCAAGGTCAACGCCCAGGCGGCGCTGGCCCTGAAGGACACCGACGCCGCGCTCGCGGACGTCGACCTCAACGACTCGAAGGCCGTGCAGGACGCACTGCTGAAGGTCGCTGACCAGCACCCGCACATCAAGGTCGCCTCGACGGTGGATCAGAGCGGCGGGGACTTCCAGAACGGGTCCGGGCGCAAGCCGTCCGACCCGAAGGATCTGCACGCAGCCGTCGGGTCCTACTACCAGTAACCCCCACCACCTGAAAGGACGGCATCATGCCGGTCACTCTCGAACAGGCCAAGCAGAACACGCAGGCCGCGTACGCCCCCTTCGTCATCGACGAGTTCGTCAAGACGGCGCCCATGCTCGGCGCGCTCACCTTCGACGACGCTGTCTCCCCCACCGGGGGCTCCACCCTCGTGTACGGCTACCGTCGACTGGTCTCCCAGGCCGGTGCGGCGTTCCGTGCGATCAACACCGAGTACAAGCCCTCCGAGGTCACCACCGAGCAGGTGTTCACCGAGCTGAAGCCGCTCGGCGGCTCCTTCCAGGTGGACCGGATCCTCGACGGTCTCGGCCCGGCCCAGTCCGGTGAGGTCACGCTGCAGATGCAGCAGAAGATCAAGGGCGCGGGCGCGTTCTTCAACGACGCCGTCATCAACGGCGACACCGCCGTGGACGAGGACTCCTTCGAGGGCCTGTCCACGATGCTCGCCGGGTCGAACACCGAGTTCGACATGTCGACGGCGCCGGGCGGCGACTGGGGCGCGGTCACCGACCGTGCCGCGGGCATCGCCGTGAACAAGGCGCTGCGCAAGGTCATCGCGAAGATGGACGGGCGCCCCGACATGCTCCTCATGAACGAGGACGCGATCGCGGCGCTGCAGGCCGTCGCCGACTACACCCAGCAGCTCACCGAGCTGACCCGGTGGGGCCAGACCATCACCGCATGGAACGGCATCCCGCTGATCGACATGGGCGAGAAGGCCGGTTCCGGCGACCTCGCGATCCCCACCGACGAGGACGGCACCACGGACGTGTACGCGATCCGTCTCGGCCTCGACGGCTTCCACGCCGCGTCCACCATCGGCGGGAACATCCTCCGCACCTGGCTCCCGAACTTCTCCACGCCCGGCGCGGTGAAGACCGGCGAGGTGGAGCTGGGGCCGATCGCCCCGGTCTTGAAGTCCACCAAGGCCGCTGCGGTCCTGCGTGACGTGAAGGTCGGCTGACCATGGCTGATCCCCGCGATTACGTGAACCCCACGGTGGTCGGCACGCCCCTTCGGGATGGCGCTGTCGACCCCCGTGAGGGGGACTTCCTCGGTCCCCTGAACGCTGGCCTGGCGGGCGAGGACGGCAACCCGCACGGCATCAACGTCGTCTCTCCGCAGATCCATGCGAGCGACGGCATCCGCCCCGTCCGGCCCGGCGCCGTGTCCGCTGACGCGGCGCAGCAGGACGCGGACGAGAAGGACCACCTGAAGCAGCACCTCGGCATCGAGCCCGATCCCGATCCCGAGCCGGACCCCACCGACCCGGAGGACCCGGGCGACGAGGAGGAGGAGTGACCATGGCGAAGATCATCGCCCCCAACCAGAAGTTCACCGGCAAGCGTGCCGGTGTCGCGTTCGTCGACGGGAAGGCGGACACCGACGACGAGTCGGCGATCCGCTACTTCGCGAAGCACGGCTACAAGGTGGAGGGGAAGGCCAAGAAGGCCGCTCCGAAGCCGCCGCCCGCGAAGCCCGAGGACCCGGCCACGGACCCGCTCGCGGGCCTGAACGTCGAGGAGCTGCGCGCGCACGCCGCGGAGAACGACATCGACCTCGGCGGCGCCCGCACGAAGGCGGAGATTCGCGACGCGATCGCCGCCGCGGCGCCGGTCGCGGACTCCCCCGCCGACGCCTGATCGAGGAGGGGTCGTGCGCAACTACATCACCGCCGACCGGGCGAAGAAGTGGGACGTCGACCCCGAGGACACGCACCTGTGCGAGTCGGCGTCCGCGATGATCGACCACCTCACGAAGGGCGCGATCTACGACACGGACGCCGACGGCTACCCGACCGGTGACCTGCGGGACGTGTTCGACGCGGCGGCGTGCGCCCAGGCGCAGTGGAGCGGTGACCTGCCCAAGACGGGCGGTGACTCCCTCGCCGGGGGCACGTCGTTCATGTCGCTGACCCTGCCGGGCTCGGGCTCGCGCAGCGTCGGAGAGGTGATGGAGACGCGCGTGGCGCCGGAGGCGTTCACGATCCTGTCGGCCCACAACCTGCTGTTCAACGCCCCGTCGGCTGGCGGGTGGTCCCGGTGAAGCGGATCCCGTCGCGGCTGACGCCGCACACGGTGCACGTGGAGCCGGTGCTGCCCGCCGACTTCGGGGCGCCGGAGCGGTTCGGGCCGATGCAGAAGGTCGAGGCCGTGCAGGTCGTCGACCGGGATCTGCGGGAGGTCGTCGCGTCGGGCGCGATCGAGGTCGTGTCCTCGGCGCGGGTCGGTGGGAACGCTGGCCCGGAGGACTACATCTTCAAGGCCGGGGACCGGGTGACGCTGTGGAAGGACGAGCCGCGCGAGCGGGTCGAGACGGTCAAGAGCGTCGAGTACGGCGCCCAGACCGATCGGGTCCCTCCACAGCAGATCGCGACCCTGTCGTGAGAGGAGGACGGTCATGAACAGCTTCGGCATGACGTGGCGCGGCCCGGAAATCGCGGCACGGGTGCAGGGCGCGAAGCGTCAGGCGCTCGGGAAGGGTGCGGCGCTGCTCCTGGCCCGCACCATCCCGGACGTGCCCCTGCAGGACGGGCCGCTGTCGGACTCGGGCGCGATCGACGTCGACGACGAGGCCGCGTCGGTGTACTTCGACACCCCGTACGCGGTGCGACAGCACGAGGAACTCGGCTACCAGCACCCCAAGCGCGGCAAGGCGAAGTACCTCGAATCCCACGTCGTGGAGGACCAGGGCATCGTGTCTCAGGTCGTGGCGGCGGAGGTGCGACGTGCTCTCGGATGAGGCCCTGTCGCGCCACCTCGCCGAGCTGCTCGCCGACGCGGGCATCGGCGCCACCACGCCCACGCCGGGCGCTCCGCTCATCGCAGCGAAGCGCGTCCCGGCCACCCCGGACGTCGCGATCGGCGTCACGGTCTACCTCGCCACGGACTCGCTGCTGACGCACACGCGCCGGGCACAGTTCCGGTTCCGCGGCGCCCCGAACGACCCGTTCGGCCCGGACCGCATCGCAGATCAGGTGTTCCGCCTGCTCCACATGCGCCATCACGACGGCCACGTCTCCCGCATCAGCCGGGAGTCCATCGCGTCGCTCGGGATGGACGGCAACAAGCGCGACGAGCGCACCGACAACTACGAAATCACTCTGAACACCGGAGGTTCCGCATCATGACCCAGACCCCTCTGCCCCCCTACGATCCGGCTCTGCCGCAGACCAACTTCGGGTACTCCTACGAGTACGGCGTCGACATCCTGCTCCCCGCTGCGGCGGAGGAGGAGGAGAAGTGGCAGCCGTTCCGGCGCGTGACTGGCGTCGACCCGACCGCCCCGCCGATCACCACGGAGGCCGCGACCTACGACGACAAGGGCTCCCCGAACGCGCCGAAGATCGGCGAGTCGTGGGCGCTGAACTTCCAGGTCCAGGTCCAGCGGCACCCCGCCACGGGCCTGTACCTCCCCGAGGTGGAGCGCCTGATGGACCTCGCCGACCCGAACGCGGTCGGGAACCTCGCCATCGGCGACTTCCGCTGGTACGACAAGCCCCGCGCGGGCGAGCCGAACCCGGACGACGCCTACCAGGGCAAGGGCACCGTGCAGATCAGCCGCGGCCAGACCGGCAACGACGGCGTCGGCCAGTGGACGGTGGCGGTCACCGGCCTCGGCCCGCGCACCCGCATCAACAACCCGTTCTCCTCGTGGGTCGGCGCTGAGGCGACCGAGCCCGACGACGAGACCGGCGCCTGAGAAGGAGTCAGCAACCCATGGTGAAGGATCTCTCCGCCTTCGCGGCCCCGGCCTTGGACATCGCTCTGAGGCCGGGCCGGAAGGTCACTATCTACCCCCCGTCCGTGAAGGACGGCGCCGCGCTCGCGTCGATCGTGACGCTCGGCTCCGCGATCGGTCAGGGCAAAGTCTCCGACGCGACCGTCGAGATGTTCCAGTCCACGACGGAGGGCATGTCCGAGGAGGACGTGAAGCGCCTCGCCGTCGGCGACCGATACGACTGGATGGTCGAGCAGGGCTGGTCCTGGACGGACATCGAGACGGTGTGCATGTACGCGACCTACTACTGGGTGTTCGGTGAGCGCGTCGCCGACCAGATCATGGCCGCTGACCAGGACCAGAGGCAGGGCAAGCAGGCCGGTCCGGGAAAACGCCGCGGACGTGGGAGGAATGGGCGCCGTACGGCATAGGTGAGCCGGACGAGTACGGCATCTACGCCGACTACCGCACCCCGGACTCGTTCGCGCAGGAGGCGGCGGGCCGCGGCGTGTCCGTGCCGTGGGCGGCGCTGCTCGACGACTGGGAGACGGTCGTGATGGACGTGCACGCGGTGTTCGGCGAGGTGTGGCACCGCTGCCTGAAAGAGCCGTGGCCGTGGTGGCGCGGCATGGTCCTGAACCTGCTGCAGCGCCCGGACTCCATCGCCTACCAGAAGCACATCCTTCCGCGTCTACCGAAGACGTAACCGCAGGTCACAACTGAATAGGGGGTGCGCCCATGGCGCTCAATGCCGGTGAGCTCGTCGCATATCTGCGGCTCGACGACACGGAGTTCCAGAGCACCCTCGCCAAGTCCGGGAGCGGGCTGCAGAACCTCGGCCAGTCGGCGCAGAGGTACCTGCAGCCCCTCGCGACCGGGTTCGCGGCCACGACGACGGCGGGCGCCGGAGTCGCGGCGATGCTCCTCCGCCAGGGCGTCGCCTACAACACCCTGCAGCAGCAGTCCCGCGCCGCGCTGAAGTCGATCACCGGATCGGCTGAGGACGCGAACAAGCAGATGGACAAGCTCGACGAGTTCGCACGGAACAGCCCGTTCTCGAAGGCCACGTTCATCACGGCGCAGCAGCAGATGCTCGGCTTCGGCATCGAGGCGGAGAAAGTCGTCCCGTACCTCGACGCGATCCAGAACGCGACCGCGGCGATCGGTGGCTCGAACCAGGAAATCGGCGACCTCGCGTTCATCATGGCGCAGATCAGCAGCGCCGGGAAGATCACCGGCCAGGATCTGATGCAGTTCGGCTCCCGCGGCGTGAACGCGGCGAAGCTGATCGGCGACCAGATGGGCAAGACGGAGAACGAAATCCGTGAGTCCATCACGAAGGGCACCCTCGACGCGGACAAGGCCCTCGACATGCTCGCGCAGGGCATGGCGGAGACGTACGAGGGCGCCGCGGCGGGCGTGAAGGACACGTGGGTCGGCGCGACCGACCGTATCCGCGCGGCGACGCGCGACATCGGCGCGCTGCTCGCGTCCCCGTTCGTCGACCCGCAGGGCGGCGGCATGGCGTTGGAGTGGGCGAACGGCCTCGCGGACCTGCTGCGCGCCGTCGAGGGCCAGGCGAAGCCGCTGATCCAGGCGCTGCTGCCGTCGCTGATCCCCCTGTCGGGGAAGATCACGGACGCGCTGCAGGCGGCGACGGACGCGGTCAACGACATGGACCCGTCGGAGGTCATGGCGTTCTTCTCCCGCATGGGCGAGTACGCGACCCCGATCGCGGCGGTGTCGGCTGGCCTGTTCGCGATGGGCACGAACGTCGGGATCCTCGCCCGGATGGGCCTGACCCTGAACCCGTTCGTGGCGGTCCTCGTCGCCGTCGTCGCGACCTCCGAGGAGGCGCGTGAGGCGTCGGTGCGGCTGGCGCAGTCCCTCGCACCGCTCGGCGACGAGTTCGCTGACCTGCTGCGCGCGGGCGGCGACCTCGCGAACACGGTCCTGTCGGCGCTGGTCGACATCCTGATCGCGCTCGCCGACGGCGCCGGGGCCGCGGGTGGCCCGGTCGACATCCTCGCGATGGCGCTGGACGGGCTCACGGGCGCGGTCCGGTTCGTGAACGACCTGATCGCGCCGCTGGCGGGCTGGCTGACCGACGCTGCTGGTGCGGCGTCTGGCCTGTCGGGTCCGATCATGGGCGTGACCCTCGCGCTGATCGCGATGCGGAACGTGAACGTCGGCAAGATCGTGGGTGCGCTCACGTCCGGGCTGTCGAACGCGCAGAGCACGTGGCAGGCGTCGCAGGGCACGCTGCAGGCGCTGGGCCGCGAGGCCGGGGTCATGAACACGGCGATGCTCACCGCCCGCACCGGGGCGCAGCGGCTCGGCGGCGCCCTGAAGGGCCTCGCGGTCGCGAACGCGCCCATGCTGGCGATCACGGCCCTCGCCGCGGTGATCGGGCACTTCGTGCAGCAGTCCGCGGAGGCGAAGGCCCGAGCGGAGCAGCTGGTCGACACGTTCGACGAACTGACCGGCGCCGCCACCGCGGACACCGACAAGATGATCCTGACGCAGCTCAACGAGCAGCTGGACGCCGGGGACTGGGACCGGCTGAAGGAACTGGGCTACTCCTACACCGACGTGGTCAACGCGGTGAAGGAGGGCGGTCCGGCGCTGGAAGAGATGCGGCAGGCGCTGAACGACGCGTCGATCGCAGCCGGTGGCCTGGGCCGGGAGGACTACCGGACCCGTGAGTCGCTGAACAAGACCCACAAGGCGCTCGGCGAGACGTCCGAGGCGTACGGGGTCGCGGCGGAGCAGGCTGCGGAGGTGTCCGAGCAGACCCGTGAGTTGGCGGATGCGCAGTCGGAGGCCGCACAGCAGTCGGAGGCGACCACTGGGGCGCTGCAGACGTTCGAGGACGCCCTGGCGACCCTGTCCGACGAGGCGTCGTCGGCGGAGCAGCGGCTCGACGCGCTGAACGACATCATGGACATCATGGCCGGGGGCACGCCCTCGGTCACGGAGGCCACGATCAAGGCGGCGGACGCGCTGCGGGATGCGACGTCGGCGGCGGAAGGGTTCGGATTCTCGCAGGAGGAGCTGAACAGCATCCTGGCCGACGACGGGTCGCTGAACCTGCAGTCGGAGGCCGTATCGGCGCTGCGCGGCGAGATGGACGATCTGGTCGGCGCCGCTCAGCGGCAGGCCGACGCGCTGATCCAGGCCGGGGACGAGGCGGGCGCGGTCCAGGTCTACAAGGACTTGGAGGACGACCTGCGGTCCCTCGCGGAGACGGCGGGCGTCGAGAACCCGAAGGCGATCGACGCGCTCATCGCCTCGCTCGGGCTCCTGCCCCCGGAGGTGGCCGTCGACTTCCAGGCCAACGGCGCCGACGCGATGGCCGAGAACGTCCAGATGGTGCAGCAGCACATCACGGACCTCCCGGACGAGGTGTTGACGTACGTCAACGGCGACACCACGGGGATCGAGACCGCGGTCGATGAGACGGGGCTGCGCATGGCGTACATCGCGTCCATGTCGGCGGACCCGAACATCGGCGCGGACGACGTCGAGAACGCGAACATCGTCGCAGCGGCGGTGGCGCGTCTCAACGAGCTGGACGGCATGAAGCCGACCCCCGAGGTCAACGCGGAGAAGAAGGCCCTCGAACGGGTCGTGGCGGGGGCGAAGGTCGACCTCGACTCGATCCCGGACAAGGAAGCCGACGTCACCGCCAAGACGTACGGGTTCAGCAGCGTCGAGGCGCTGAAGAGCGCGATCGACCGCGTCAAGTCGAAGACCGTGCACATCAACGCGTACACGCGGAACTACGGCAAGGTCAACGGCGAGTACAAGGGCATGGGCTACCAGTACGGCAACAACGGGATGCTGTTCGACTCCCCCACGGTGCGCCGCTACGCAGATGGCGGTGTGGAGAACCACGTCGCGCAGATCGCTCCTGCGGGGGCGTGGCGCGTCTGGGCCGAGGAGGAGACGGGCGGCGAGGCGTACATCCCGTTCGCCTTGTCGAAGCGTGCACGGTCGCTGGACATCATGCACGAGGTCGCGCAGCGGTTCGGGCACGTGATGGTGCCGGTCAACGCACGCCGGTTCGCTGACGGCGACTCGGGAGGTCCCGCCTCGCAGGCTGCTCGTCCTGCCGCTGCCGCACCGCTGTTCGGCGACATCAACGTCAACGGGTACGGCGACTACAAGGTCGTGCGGATGGTCCAGGAAGGCGTCACGGATCGCCTGACTGCTGCTGCAGTGCAGCTGCCCGGATTCTGAGAGAAGGGTGCGACATGCACGTATGGGGCAACCCGTGGGCTCGACCTGACCCGCGCGTCAGCCGGGTCCGCGCCGAACTGGGCGGGATCGACTGGGTCGGGCGAGCCCACTCGGGGCCGTGCTTCCTCCTGCAGTCCCTCGCGGGATGGTGGGGTGGAGGCGCGGTCTCGGGCGGCGCCGTCGCGCACCCGAACAGCGACGGCGGGATCCGCGGTGACGTGAACTTCCATGGCCGCATCATCACGCTGCGCGGGAAGATCCTCACCGATGACGGCGCACAGCAGATGGACGCGTTCGACGAGTTGACGGGCGTGTTCGCCGAGCGGCGGTGGCGGACGCTGACCGTGGACGAGCCGGAGCGCGGCATGGCGCGGTGCCTCGACGTCACGCCCGTGTCCCTGCCAGAACTGACGCCGGTCACCGACAAGGTCGCGGAGGTGTCCTTGACCGTGGAGTCGGCGACGTTCCCCCTGCTCGACATCACGGAGCAGTCCGCGGTCATCACGAACGCGGGCGTGAGCCTCACCAACCACGGCAACTATCCCGCCGAACTCGTCGTCGAGATGCGCGGCCCCCTCTCCCGCCCCGTCGTCCTCGACTGGGGCGCGGGGAAGTGGAACTTCGCCGCCTCGGTCGGCGCGTCACAGGCCATCGACGTGAACATGGAGAAGCGGCTCATCACGTCCCCGGACTCGACCGACCATTACCGCCAGTACGCGACCGGCCAGTGGCTCGCCCTCCCCCCGGGCACCACGACAGTCCGTCACGTCGGCGGCGGTTCGGGGTCGCTCCGAGCAGTGTGGAGGTCGTCGTGGTCCTGAAGCCGGTGTACTACCTCGCGGACTTCATGACGGGGAAGTTCGTCGGCACGGCGCTCCCGTTGGAGTCGGTCACGCTGTCTTCCAACTTCCAGCCCGGCCAGTTCTCGGCGTCGCTGGACATGCGCAAGGTCGCCTCGACGTTCGCGGAGTCCCGCGCCCTGCTCGACCTGATGAAGGGCGGCAAGACGACTCTGGTCGCGGTGATCGAGCCCGAGGGCGATGAACCGTTCCGGGTGCTCGGCGAGTGGTGGATATCCGTGCTCAACCTGACCTACTCCGATCCTGTCGTTCGACTGTCGGGGCCGGAGTGGGTCGGGTACGCGAAGGAGACCATCACGACTCGCTCCTGGGTCGGTGAGGAAGACGCGTTCAGGGCGCTGCGGAACCTGCTCGCCCAGATCAAGGACTTCGATCAGACGATTCAGTTGACCGTGGGGCTGGAACGGGCCGGGTTCACCATCGACGTGGACATCCGCGAGGGCGACTCGGACTACTGGACCGCGATCCAGTCGCTGCAGGACGGGCCGGAAGGGCAGTTCGAGTGGCGGATCGAGCCGTCCCTCGACATGGTCAACGGGGCGCCGCGTGGCGTGCTTCGGAACCTGCGGATGGCGGCGCCGGAGTTCCGGGTCGACCGCACCGACATCACGCTCGAACTGGTCACCCCCGGGAAGACCCCGGCGACGCTGACGGAGTTCACGCGCACCTACTCGGAGCACCAGGCGGCGTCCACGATCTACGGGCGCGGCGGCGGGATGGGCGCGTCCCAACTGCGCGCCTCGTCGTCCCGGTCCCTGGCCGAGGGTGAACCGGCGAAGACCCGCCTGATCACGGTGCGGGATGCGGTGAAGACGTCGACGCTGCGCCGGGCAACCCGTGCAGCGCTGCGGGCTCAGCGATCGAGGGATCGCGTGTTCCAGGTGACGATGCCGACTGACTGGTACATGCCTGTGGTCGGCGAGGTCTATTCGTGGCGGCGTGAGCCGTCGTGGTCGATGCCGGAGACGTACAGCTTCGAGCAGAGGTGTGTCGGCTGGGCCTGGTCGTCACCACGTGATGGTGTCCGGGACTCGTTCACCGTCGATCTTGTGGAGGGGTGACCCGTGGCAACCTACGAGCAGTCCCTCGCGGACAACATCGCTCACCTGCAGCGGCAGATCAATCGGATCAACACGGCCCAGATGGGGCCGGTGACGATCGCTGCCGGTGACGGGTCCATGAAGATGCTCGGCACCGACGGTGGCGAGGTGTTCTCGTTCGACGAGTCCGGGATGTACTTCCTGCATCGAGGCTCGCGGCGGAACATGTCGGTGTTCTCCGACAACATCGTGACCTGGCTGGAACGGCACGACACAACCCTGTCGGAACACAACACGCGCATCAACACGGCGCAGAGCGACGTGAACCGTGCACATTCCCGCCTGGATGGGGTCGGAACTGTCCTCGAAAGCCACAACACCCGCATCGCGAACGCGGGTCGCATGGCGCTCGACGCGCAGGCCACCGCGGACAACGCGCAGAAGCGTCTCGACGGCGTCGGCACCGTCTTGGAGAACCACAACACCCGGATCGCGAACGCCGGGGCGATGGCGAGTGCTGCGCAATCCCGCGCCGACTCGGCCTACGCACGGGCGGGGACGGGCATCTCTGACGCTGCGTCGGCTCGGTCCCGGGCCGATGCCGCGTACTCCCTCGCGCAGGGCCGAGCGACACAGACCCAGATCGACAACATTCGCGACGCCATGTCGACGATGAGCAGCCGGATCACGGCTCTCGGAGCGCGCGTAACCGCGATCGAGAACAAGATTCGGGGCTAACCCCGTGGCGATAGGAGAACCATGAGCACACCGACTCTCGTCCCGGCAGCGGACCGGGCACCGTCCCTCGCGTCTCGGGTCGTGTCGATCCACGCGACGGACGTCACCGAGGGCGCCCCGGCCCCGGACCACGTCACGTTCGCGCTCCCGTATGCGCTGCGGGTCCCGAAGGATGACGTGATCCTCCGCCCTGGCGGCGTGACCGTCCGCCTGGTCGACGGGCACGCGCAGGTGCGTCTCCCCGTCTACTCGACGGCGGTGCAGACCGTGGACAGCTCGACGGACTGGGTGATTCTGGTCAGGCCGTCCTGGGGCGGCGAGTACCCGATCCGTGTCCCCGCAGGCTCGTCGGCGATCAGCCTCGCGGACCTCCCCGCGGTGCGGCCCCTGACTCGGCGTGAGCAGGAGTACGCGATCACGGGTGTGGGCGTGACCGTCACGGAGGGCGCGAACGCGGGCGGGTCGGCGTCGTACGCGAACGGGCAGTTGGACCTGAAGATCCAGGTCCCGTCGTTCCGTCCGCAGACGGTGTATCCGTACATCGACGAGACGGCGGAAGCGCGCGCGCAGCACTACGGTCAGGAGATCCGGGACGACCTCGACGACCGGCTCGCGGAGGTGAAGACGGCGTACGAGCTCGCGGTCGCGGACGGCTACGAGGGCACGCTCACGCAGTGGCTCGCGTCGCTGCGCGGCCCGAAGGGCGACAAGGGCGACGACGGCAAGGACTCGACTGTCCCCGGCCCCGCGAACAAGCTCGCGATCGGGACGGTATCGACGGGGGCGCCGGGCTCGGACGCCGCCGCGTCGATCACCGGCTCGGCGCCGTCGCAGGTGCTCGGGCTGACGATCCCGCAGGGCTTGCAGGGTGTGCGTGGCCCTGCGGGGAACGTGAACATCGAGCGCCCTGCCGAGGGCGTGTGGGACTTCCAGCCCGAAGAGCTGGACGTGCAGGTGTCGGACGTGCAGGGCCTCGCCGAGCGCCTCGCCGCGCTCGAATACGACTCCGGGCCGCGGGACATCTCTTCGGTCACCCCAGGGATGACCGCGGGTGGCTGGACCATCCAGCGCGTCGGACCGTGGGTGTTCACGAACCTCTACGACGTCGCCCTGACCGCGACCACGGGGACCTACTGGCTGCAGGGCGGCTTCCTCCCCCTCGGGTTCCGCCCTCCGTCGACCCCGACGGCTCCCTACCTCAACTTCGACTGCACGGTCCGGAACTCGAACTACACGCCCGGGCCTCTGAGGATCGACCGCTACGGCGGCGTCACCATCTACGGCGTCACCGGCAAGATCATCGCGGTCACGGCGATGTGGAAGACCAACGACCCGATCCCGACCGCCTCGTTCGGCGACCCGGCATGACAGGAGCCCCCATGGACATGTACCGCGACTGGACCGACGAGAAGCTGGACGAGCACCGTCGGGCGATCCTCACCGAGCAGGAGCGCCGCGCGAATCTCGCTCGGATCCCTGAGCAGATCGCCGCGATGGCGAAGACGTACCGGGACGGCGGCGGCGACGAGCAGGCGCTCACCGACGCGCTCGGAGAGGAGCCCCACGATGGCTGACCCGATCCACGCGTTCGAGGCGGACGGGACCCCGTCGCCGGGCGCGCAGACCGCGCTCTCTCAGAAGTCGAACGTCGGCCACACCCACACCCTGGCGCAGGTCGACGGGCTGGACGACCGCCTGAACACCATCGCCGCCGACACCGTCGCTCTGGTCGGCGGCGTCGAGGGGCGGCTCGACGGCATCGAGGACGCGATCAACGACACCGGCTGGGTCGCGGTGCCCCTCGCGGAAGGGTTCTCGCACTACGGGGCGCCCGGCCCCGCCCCGCAGGTGCGCCGCATCGGCGCCGTCGTCTACCTCCGCGGACGCCTCACACGCGACGCCGACAAGTTCATC